GATCCGGTCCCCGTGAACAAGCTTCGCGCCACATTGCGATCGGCGACTGGTGTTCCATGTCAGTTTCACGCCACTGGAAATCCCGGCGGACCTGGTCATCAATGGGTGAGGGCCAGGTATATATCGCCAGATCCTATGGGCTGGAAGCTGCTCTGGGAGGAGTTTCGCAACCCGTTCACGGGTGAGGTTGCGCGCAAGAATCGCGTCTTCATCCCGTCGAGGCTGAGCGACAACCGTTATCTCGGATCTGGGTACGTTGCGAACCTCTACCAGTCTGGCTCGAAAGAGCTAGTCAGGGCATGGCTAGAAGGCGATTGGGACGTCATCGAGGGCGCGTTCTTCGATTGCTGGGACCCGCGCAGGCACATTGTGAGACCATTTGAGATCCCGAAAGACTGGCTTCGGTTCAGGTCGGGCGATTGGGGATCGGCTAAGCCGTTTAGCTTTGGTTGGTGGGCTGTGGTCGGCGATCGGTACAAGACACCAGACGGCGCAATTCTGCCGCGTGGATGCATGGTGCGCTATCGAGAATGGTACGGCTGCCAGACAGGCAAGCCGAACACGGGCCTAAAGCTACACGCTGAGATCGTCGGAGAGGGCCTATTGGAGCGCGAGGCCGGCGACAAAGTCACTTATGGAGTGCTCGACCCCGCTGCATTCTCGGAGGATGGTGGGCCATCGATTGCTGAGCGAATAACCCAAGGCGCTCGCTACAAGGTGAACTTTACCGCGGCGGACAACAAGCGTGTGCCAGGCCAAGGCGCTCTCGGCGGTTGGGATCAGATGCGAGGGCGAATGGTTGGCGACGGTGACAGGTTGCCGATGATCGTATGCTTTTCGACCTGTAAGGACAGCATTCGGACTATTCCGACCCTACAGCACGACAAGAGCCGAGCTGAGGATCTGGACAGCGACATGGAAGACCACGCTGCGGACGAATGGCGTTACGCCTGCATGTCGCGTCCGTGGATCGTCCAGAAGGATAAGACCGCGCGGGATCTGCCCCGCAAGGATGACTACTTCGGAAGCTATGAGGGTGACGAAGACGATGGCGCAAGTGACTGGAAGATCGCCTGACATTGCAGAACTTTACCAGATCTATCTGGTTGAAATCATGGATGAGGCGGGCAAGCAGTATGGGTTCGTCAAGCGCTGCCACGTCCGATTTCTCTATCGCGCGCATGGAGCCGGGTTCTGATGTCTGATGGCGACACCAAACACATCTACCGTTCCGCCTCGATGAAGGGACCGTTTGCCGATCAAGGCATTGAGGGGCCAGGTTATGCAGACCGCATCAAAGGGCGACTGACCTTCAGGGATTGGGATCATTGGGCCGAAGAAGATCGAGAGGAATATCGGGCGGAATTTATTGCGCACCATTGCCCATGGCCCATCCATGGGTGAGATAGCGCCGTTCATCATCGCTTTTGCCGGGCTCATGCTTGCCGGCTATGCAATTGGTTCTCTCGCCCACGTCGCATGGCGTTGGCTGATCCATGGGTGACGTTGTGGCCCTAGCCAGTTACAGCGATCCGACGCCAGAGCCGGCGGAGATCAACTGGGGGGATGAACACGCACGCCTCATCGAGATGTTCGAGGAGGCAGAGGACGCCAGCCGCGACAACTGCCAGCGGGCTGAGCGTGACGTAGACTATTACGACGGCAAGCAGTGGACGGAAGACGAGGCTCGCAAGCTCCGCAAGCGCGGCCAAGCTGCCTTGATGGACAACCACATCAAGCCGAAGATCAGGTTCCTGCAGGGGCTCGAGCAGAGCCGCCGGACCGATCCGAAAGCCTCGCCGCGGACGCCAAACGCCGAGCAGGACGCAAATAGCTGCACCGATGCACTGCGGTTCGTCTGCGATCAGAACAAGTACAACAAGATCCGCTCCAAGGTCTTCAAGGACATCCTGGCGGCTGGCTGGGGCGGCTATGAGGTCACCGTCGAGCAGAAGCCGGGCCGCAAGAACCCTGTCATCGTGATTCGGCGCTGCGCATGGGACCGCATGGGCTGGGATCCATACTCGTCTGAGGAGAACTACGACGACAGCTCCTATCGCTTCTTGGTCCGCTGGATGGATCGGGATGAGGCGATTCAGGAATATGGCGACGACGCCGGCAAGGTCTTTGACGAAACCGTGTCGTTCGGCCAAGTTGGTATGACCTATGACGATAAGCCGAAGCAGACGACATGGGTAGCTCGGAACAACGGGCGCTGGCGCGTTCGCGTGGTGCAGATCTACTTCAAGCACTGCGATTCCGGCGAGGTCTGCTTTGCCGAGTTCACAAAGGGCGGGCTGCTGAATTATGGTCCCTCGCCATGGCTCGACGAATTTGGCCAACCGGAAGATCCGTATGCGTGGGGTGCGGCGAACGTCGATCGGGATAACAACCGTTACGGCGAGATCCGCCATCTGATCGACCTGCAGGACGGCATCAACCACCGCACGTCCAAGTTCCAGCATCTGATCTCGACGCGGCAGACGTTCCGGACAGAGACGGCGCTGGGCTCACAATCCCCGCTGGAGATGCGCCGGCAGCTCGCCCGGGCCGATGGCGAAGTCGTCCTGGCGCCGAACATGGAATTCGGTAAGCAGTTCGGCATCATTCCGACTGGGGACATGGCGGACAAGCAGTTCGAGCTTCTGCAGCAGCATGAGGCGCGCTTCACTGCGCAGGGGCCGAATGCCTCGCTCATGGGCAAGGGTGGCGCCGATCAATCCGGCCGGGCTATCCTCGCCAATCAGCAGGGCGGATCGATCGAGGCCAACCCGGTCTATGACGTGCTCCATGAGATGGATCTCCAGCTCTACCGCAAGGTCTGGAACCGTATTCGGCAGTTCTGGACGGCGGAGGATTGGATCAAGGTTACGGACGACATGCAGAACCTGCGCTGGGTTGGCGTGAACGTGCCTGTGACCGATCCGTCAGGCCAGCCGATCATCAACCCGCAGACCGGGCAGCCCGTCATTCAAAACCAGTTGTCCCAGCTTGATGTGGATATCGAGCTCGACGAAGCCCCGCACGCCGGCACGATGCAGGACGAGGAATTCGGCAAGATGACCGATTTGGCGAAGGTCTCGCCGGAGCTTCAGCAGCTTCCTGCCGAGGTCTGGGTCGAAATGTCCAACCTGCGCAATAAGGGCAAGCTGATGAAGATGCTTCAGCAGAAGCGTCAGCCTGATCCAGCCCGAGAGCAGGCGCAGCAGATCGCGCTTCAGGGCGAAGCGGCGAAGGTCGAGGAGACCAAGTCCAAGGTTGCGCTCAACCTCGCCAATGCGCAGGCCAAGGGCATGCCGGCCGGCGAACAGATGCCTCCTGGCATTGCCGCGGCGCAGGCTGTGGCTGAGATCAGGGACAAGAACGCCAGCGCGAACCATAAGGATGCGCAGGCACGAAAGACAATGGCCGACATCGGGCTATCGATCGCCGATCACGGCCACAGGCTTCGCGAGACTCCCTCGTGGGAGGATCAGCAAAGGCACGACCAGCAGCAGGCCGCACAGGTAGCGCAGCAGCGTCAGCAGCAACTTGGGCAACAGCAGGTTTAAGTTATGTTCTTTTGGTTCCCGGTATTTTTCAGACCGTTGGTTTTTTCCGGCGGTGGGGTCTCCATTCCTCGGTCTGAAGCCGAAATCAAAAGAGTGGAACAGAACATATCCGATTTCATATCTCGCAATCCTTTCGATGGATACGCAGCTCAACGAGCCGCGCAACAGCCCAGTAAAGCGTAATCCGCCGCCGGGACACGGGCGATAGCGCCGCCAGCTTCAAGGGCGATGGCCGATGCCGGGCCTAATCGGGCGTTCGCAACTCACAAGCGACATTTGGAGATAGTGCCATGCAGGACTTGGATGCAATCATGGACTCGCGCCCGGAAGGGAACGAGACGAACGAGCAACAGCAGCAGCGTGACGACGGCCGGGACGACCGGGGCAGGTTTGCCGCAAGGCAAGCCGAAGAACAGGCCCAGGCTCAACAGGCCGATCAGCAGCCGGCCGATCAAGGCCAGCAGGTTGACAAGCCGCCGCCTGGGTTCATTCCCCAGCAGGCTTTCGATGCGCGATTGGCGAAGGCTGAGGAGAAGTTCAACGAGCGCTATGCTGCGCTTGAGGCTCAACTCAATCAGTTTCGCAATAACCAGCAGTTTCAGCCGAGGCCGCAAGCCGAGGCTCCAAAACAACTGCCGGACTTCTGGGAAAACCCGGAAGCTGCGTTCAATGCTCGTTTGCAGGAAGCCATTTCGCCGATCGTCGAGTCTCAGACTCGGACCGTCGAAAACTTCTCCAAGACAATTGCAGTCCGAGATCATGGTCAGCAAGCCGTCGATCAGGCCTTTCAGAATCTGCAGTCCCGTGTGCAGGCAAATCCCGGTGGGATGCAGGCCACGTACGCGCAGATCATGCAGAGCCCGCATCCGTACGACGAGCTGGTCCGCTGGCACAAGAAGGAGTCTGCCCTTTCGACCTATGGCGACGATCCCGAGGCTTGGAGGAATTCCGAGCGCGAGCGGATCAGGGCCGAGATCCTTGCAGAAGCGCAGGGCGGTCAGCCGAACGGTCAGCAGGCAGCTCCACAGCAACAGGCGCCGAACATGCCCAACAGCTTCGCCGGGAGCCGTAACAACGGTCCTCGATCGACGCCGGGCTTCTCGGGGCCAAAACCTTTGTCTGAGATCATGGGCGGCCGGTAGATCCGGCGCCCACATGAGGGCTAGAAATGGCTGAAACTCGCGTCAATGCCAACTTGTCTCCCACGATTTGGGACGACAAGTTTTCGACTGAATTCTTTCAGTCCAATCCGTTCTCGGCCTACGCCGGGACGTCGCAGAACAACGTCATCCGCATGAAGGAAGACTTTGCCTCCCAGCGGGGCAATGGCATCACCTTCGAATTCATCACCAACCTGAAGCGCGGCACGATCTACGATCGGCAGCCCTTGCGTGGCCATGAAGACGTTCTCGGCGAGTATGGGGACAAGATCTTCTGGCGCATGCGCAAGAAGGGCATCTCCATGCACGAGCTGGATGCCGATCTCGCCGCGATCAATCTTCGCGACGCGGCCCGCACCACGCTCAAGACATGGTCCCTCGAGGACGTGAAATGGGAAGTCATCGACCGCCTTGGCGATGTCGGCTCGAATTGCGATGTGCCTTGGGATACCTCCACGGCCACCGACAAGAACAATTGGGTCACGAACAACGTCGATCGCGTCATGTTCGGCGCTGCGACATCGAACTACTCGACCACGTTCGCCACCGCGGCGGCCAACGTCGATACGACTGCGGATCTGTTCACCATGGATTCGGTGATCGATCTAAAGGCTATCGCGCTTGCGGCCAGCCCGCGCATCACCCCGATCGAGGTCAAGGAGCGTTCCAACCAGCGCTTCTTCGTCGCCTTCGTTCATCCCCGCATCATGCGCGACTACAAGAAGTCAGTCCGCGTGACGGAGACCCAGGTCACTGAAATCAAGCGGAACGAAGCCATCTTCATGGGCGGCGATCGCGAGATGGACGGCGTGGTGATCCACGAGGTGGACGATATGCCGGTTTATACCGGTATCGGCGCCAGCAGCACGAACGTCTATCCGGTCTACCTGTGCGGACAGGAAGCACTCGGCTGGGCGATCAAGCAGCGCTATCGGTCGCGTGAGCAGGAAGACGATTACGGGCAGGTCGAGGGTCTCGGCATGTTCGGCAAGTGGGGCATGAAGAAGCTCTGCTACTCGTCGTCCATCGGCGGCAACGACACCACCGTCTACGGCAAGCAGCGCGGAGTCGTCACCGGCTTCTACGCAGCTTCGAACCTGTAAGGAGAACCGAATATGGGTAACTATTGGACCAATCCGGTTCGCCATCCGGAAGATACGGGCATTCAGTATGTCCGCCGAACCATCACGTTCAACCAGACGGACTTCAGCAACCAGGCGATCGGCACCGGCAACGGCATTCCGATCGGCGCGCTCGAGGCGGGCACCATCCCGCTTTACTGCCACGTCACCATCGAAACGGCGTTCAATGCCGCTACCACGAACGATTTGCTTGTGGGAACGGTCGATGTCGCCAACGGCTTCGCGGTGACGGCGGGCACGGCTGCTGGCGCCACCGGCTTCAAGGGCAACCTCACGGGCACCCTGACCGGGATTCCTCTGGCGGCCGACAAGGTTGTCTACGTCAAGTACAACCAGACCGGCACCGCGGCGACCACGGGCAAGGCTGAGGTCGTCATGACCTTCGTCTGCAAGCGTGAGAACGTCGGCATCCCGTTCCCGAACAACTGATGAATGAGGGCCGCTGAGCGATCGGCGGCCCTTTCCACCTTTCAGAAAGGAGCCATTGAGATGGCAGACGAAAAACCCGTTGTTGCGCCGGCTCAGCCGGCTGCGAAGCCTGCGCCGGCTGCAGTCACGCCGGCGCGCGTCGAGCCCGCTACCCCTGCGGCAGATCCGGCCTACAATCCGGCCCAGCCCGCAACCCGGCAGACGCCGATCGACAATCCTCCGAGCGGCAAACAGGATGAGCCGGTCAAGGCCGTCTATCATCCGCCGGCAGGCGATCCCAAGACGGTGGAAGCATTCGGCACCACGCTGAAGGCCGGCGAGCCCGTCGAGGTTGCGCCGCAGTTCCGCAACAAGGTCGCAGGCAATCCTCACTTCTCGATCGAGGGCCAGAAGACATTCGGCGACGACCAGCGCAAGAAAGAAGCGCCGGCTCCGGAAGCCGAAGACGAGGGCCTCTCGTTCGATGAGAACGTGCTTGCCAATCGCATGGAGGAGTACGGCACCAGCGATCCGGCCGCCGCGGAGCAGATGCGCCAGGAGGGTGAGGTCGGCTTCGCTCGCACCGTCGCGCCGCGCCGTCGTGGTCGGCCGGCCAAGGATCAGGTTCGCGAGGAAGCCAAGGCTCGTGCTGAGGAGCATGACGCCGATCTGGCCGATGCACGCAATGAACAGTCCTCCGACGCAGAGCGGGCAGGTAAGTGAGCAAAACTCGGATCGAACTCTATCAAGGCGCGCTGAAGCGGCTCGGGAAGCTTGTGGCTGGTGAGCCGCTTGATCCCGTATCCGCTCAGGCTGTTGACGATTTGATCGATCCGATGATTGCGAACCTCAACGCTCGTGGTGTGATCTACATCGGGGATGCAGACGAAATCCCCGATGAGGCTTTCAATCCCCTGCGGCTTCGCCTTGCTTGGGAAGCTGCGGGGGATTTCAGTGTTCCCTACGAACAGATTCCGGATTGTCAGCCAGCCGTTACGGAAGCTGAGCTGCGTGCGCTTTCGGCGACGCCGCCTGGATCTGACGTCGTTACATTCGAGGACTTCTGAGTGGTTGCGGTCCCGCTTCCTCTCATCTCGGCACCAGGTCGGCATCCGCAAGCCTCGGGCGGTCGACTTGAGAACGTTATCGTCGAGCAGTTGGCTGATACGGCTGGCGCCAAGTACATCTACTGGCGTGCGCCAGGCCTGAAGGCATTCGGGACGACGGCCAATGCGGTTCCAAGGGGTCAACTGGCCGTTGGAAACACGCTCTACACAGTTGTCGGTACGAAGGTCTATTCATCGAATTCCGCAGGCGGCGCGGCAACCGCGCTCGGCGGAACGCTTCCCGGCACCACGGGCGTATTCATGGCGTCAAACAACGCTGCAACGCCAGATATCGTCATTGTGGCGCCTGGTGACGGCGCGTTCATTCTATCTGCGGGCTCGGTCGCAAGCTATCCGGATACGGACGTGGGCCAACCCAACTCGGTTGTGTTCCATAAGGGCTATTTCATCTTCACCTATGGCGACGGGAAAACCAGGGCATCCGGCATCAACTCGACCAGCATCAACACGACCGATGTTGCGACTGCAGAAAGCAAGCCAGACACGCTTTATCGTCCCATCCCGCTCGGAAACGGCCAGATCCTGCTGGCTGGCTCCTCGAGCATTGAGGTCTGGGGCGGTCAGAACGATACGGGCTATCCGTTCTCTTACATCGCGACGATTCCGCGGGGCATCGTCGGCCAATACGCGATTGCTGGACATGAAGATGGATTCGGGCTTGGCATCTTCCTCGTTGGCGACGACTACGGCGTATCGACGCTGAACGGCTATGCAACGGTCAAGATATCATCGCCTGACGTCGATCGAGCAATTGAGGGCACGGCAGACAAAACGACGATACGGGTTTCAGTCTTCATTGCCGGCGGTCATTCATACGTCGCTGTGCAGGCTCCGCTCTGGTGTTGGGTCTATGACGTGGGGGTTCAGACTTGGCATCAGCGCAAGAGCTATTCCAACACGGTAATCATTAATTACTGGCGCGCGGCTTATCCGGTCAAGGCGTTTGAAAAGTGGCTCTGCACAGACTTGCTGACGGGCAATATCCTACAGATCGATGCATCGACGCAGGATGAAGTTGGAACGCCGCTTCGTATGAGGATTGAGACCGGGCCGCTCGGCGCATTCCCTTCCCCGATCAGGGTCAACACGATCGAGCTCTATCTGACGAAGGGCGTTGGCATCGCGACCGGCGTTGATCCTGTGCAGACCGAACCGGAGATTGAGCTTTCGATCTCAAGGAATGGTGGGCAGGACTGGTCTAACCCTCGTGTGCTTGCGGTTGGGGGCCAAGCCCTCACGGCGGGCCGGGTAAGAGCGCATCAATGGGGCCATGTGGACGTGCAGGGCGTTCGCACAAGGATTGATTGCTCAAGCAACGTCCCGATCGGTTTCATGTCGATGGATATGCTGGTGGATAAGTTGCGATGAGGAAGATCGAGCTTCCGGGACAGAGTGAACCCTTCGTTCTTGAGGGCGGGCTCATCAACCCAACTTGGTATGAAAAGCTTCAGAAGCTTGCCGCAGCAGTTAACGGGGGCGTTTTGGGATCCATCGACGTTGATAACTCAACACCAATCGCCAATGGCCAAGTGTTGGTTTGGAATAGCACGGCCGGCAAACTGAAGCCTGGAGCGAACTGATATGGCGGGATTTTTCGACACCCTATTTGGCGGCGGCGCCGAAAAGGAAGCCGCGGACAAGAACAAGGCGCTTTATGCTCAGTACGGCACGCTCGGAACTGGCTATCTCGACACTGGCCTGACTGGATCCAAGGATGCGCTGGCGCAGGCCAAAGCAGAGTATAACCCGTATGCGACGACTGGAACGGGCGCTCTCACGATGCTTGGCAATGCCTACGGGCTTAATGGTGCAGCCGGCAATGCTGCGGCGTCATCTGCGTTTACGACCGCGCCAGGCTATCAGCAGGGCATCGACGCGGGCCTGACTGCGATCAATCGGCGTCGAGCTGCGGGGGGCATGCTGGACAGCGGCAATGCCGACCTCGACGCGCTCACGTTTGCGCAGAACGGCCAAAACCAGCAGTATCAAAACTGGCTCACTGGCCTGACCGGGCTGAGCAACACCGGGCTGACAGCGGCGAGCGGCCAATCGGGTGTCGATACCAATCTGGCAAACCTCTACCAGACCGATGCAACAAACCGGGTTGGTCTGCAGGGCAACGTGACATCAGGCGATGCCAGCGCGAACGTGCTGCAGGCGCAGGGCGAGGCGGCTGGAGCGAAGAACCTGCTTGGTGCCGGTCTTAGCCTAGCGTCACTGGCTGCGGGCGGTGGCGGCGGCGGCATGCTTAGCGGGCTTGGCTCTGCCCTCTCCTCAGCCTCGCCCGGAAATGGAAGCGGCATGTTGTTCAACAACTCAGGCTGGAAGTTCGGCTAATGGCGATAAACCCGCTTCAGCTACCCAGCTCGCAGGCATTCAGCGGCGGCCTTGACTTTTCGCCGCTCGCCAATCTCGGCAAGGTTTACGAGCAGGCGCAGAATCAGCAGAAGCTTTCAGATCTTGGGAAACAGCTCGCGGCTGGAACGGTAGACTACAAGACGGCCGCCGGCCAAGTCGCAGACATGGGCGATATTGGCCACACGCTGCAGTTCCTTGCGCTGTCGGAGCAACAGAAGAAGCAGGCGGACGAACTCGCAGCCAGCAAGGAATTCAATAACAGCCTGTCCGGCATGTACGGGGCCAACCCGACTCCGCAGGTCCCTACGCCAAACCCTGCTCCAGTCGTTGGTGCTCCCACCAAGATTGCCAGCGCTGATCCTGGCGCCCCGATCAACCTGCCGCGCAGCGAGGTTCAACCGTCCGCTCGGGTATGGGGTGATAAGGAGGCTGAGGCAGCCGGGATCTACGAGCCAAGCAGCAAGTCTCCTGCTGCTGCCCCTGTCCAAGTGGCGCAGGCCGCTCCTCCTATAAGCACATCAGCCGGCATGCCGGGCGTATCGCCTCGAGCTATCCAGCTCATAGCGGCGTCCGGCAACCCGCGCTTGCCGCAGGCGCAGCGGGAGACCGCAAAGACCCTCCTGACGTCCGAGCTCGATTCCAGCAAGGCTACCAGCGACATGAAGGAATGGGCCTTTGCCAAGGCTCAGGATCCTAGCACGCCAGATTTCACGACGTGGGTTCGGGCCAACAAGGCAGCCGGCAAGACAGAGGTCAACGTTGAAACGAAGGGCGAGACCGCGTTTGCGCAAGGCGCTGGCGGCGTTCTTTCGAAGCGGTTCGAGAAGCTGAGCGAGGAAGGCCAGACTGCCACGCAGGATCTCGCACTTGCTGGCCAACTCCGAGACCTCGGCGCGATCGTCAAGACAGGTGCTCCTGCTGCGGTGCAAGGCTGGCTGGCTGAACGCGGTATCAAAGTCGGCGACAACGTCGGCGCGGTGGAGGCTTATGGCTCTATCATCGATAAACTCACGCCGCAGCAGCGCGTTCCTGGCTCTGGCTCGACATCCGACTACGAAGGCCGGATGTTCAAAAACAGCCTGCCGAAGCTGATCAATACGCCGGAAGGCAACGAGATCATCAGCAACACGCTGGCCGGCTTGGCGCAATACAAGCTTGATCGAGCGGCGATTGCTGAAAAGGCGCTGACCCGCGAGGTTTCCCCGGCCGACGCGCTCAAGCAAATGCGGGAGTTGCCGAACCCATACGATAACTTCAAGACGTTCGCAAAAAATGGTTTCCGTGCCGATCCGAATAACCCTGAGACGGCCGTTTCCCCGGTGCCATCGGCTAACGGCAAGCAGCCAACAACGGCGCGCGAAGTCCCGATGACCAAAGTCGAGACTGACCAGTCACTTGCCAATGCGCGGGCGGCTGTTCAGCGCAATCCGGCTGCTCGATCCGCTATCATTCAGAAGCTCAGGGACAACGGCATTGACCCGAGCGGGCTTTGATCGCCATCGGCGGAAATCGGCAATGGCTTCCTTGAGCATCATGAAGATGAGCCAAGGAATTACGGTGAATACGAAGGCTACCATGACAGCGACCATGACCGAGGCCCCGCCGTGGGTGGCGTCGGGATGGTCCGAGTTTGCCATGAATACGATCACTGTAACGAAAATCGCGGCCTGAACCAACTTCACGAGAACCTGCATGCCTGTCCTGACATTTGATGATGAAGTTGCTGCGGCTTCGCCTCGTGCGACCGGGCGTCTTTATATCAGTCCTGCTGACGCGCCAAAGTCAGGCGGATCGGTGCTGACTTTCGACGAATTCGCACCGAGCGAATCTACCACAGATAAGGCACTGCGTTACGGCAAAGATATTGGCTTGTCTGCGGTTTCTGGCATTGACAAGGGCGTCGCAGGTCTGGCCGGCCTTCCTGCCGATGCGGCTCTTGGCGTCAACTATTTGGTCAATCTGGGAAAGTCCAAGGTTCAAGGCCGGCCGTTCGAGGATGTCGAGGCCGAGAGCGATAAGAACGCGGTGATTTCGAGGGATGCAGTTCGGGCATATGGTTCGCAGGCTGCACATGCGAGCTCGCCCCTGCGCCATGATCCAGAAACGTTGCCAGGAAAGTATACCGAAGCGGCTGCGGAGTTTGTTCCGTCCGTAGTCCTGCCTGCGGCGGCAGCAGGCCGGGTAGCTCGAGCCGGTGAAGTGCTCGGCCTTGGCATTGCGCCTGGTGCTGCCTCGGAAGCTGCAGGACAGGCGACAGAAGGCACGCAGTACGAGCCATACGCGCGTGCTGGAGCATCTATCGCGGCTGGCGTCACTGGACATTGGGCGACCGCTCCGAACGCTGCACAGGCCGCTGTAGGGCAGGCCGCACGTGGCGCGACAGCCCAGCAGGTCGATCAGGCCGAGCAGCTATTTCAGGCCGCACAGCAGATGGGTGCTCCCATCACGCGCGCCGAGGCACTGCAGCATATCACGGGCGGGGCAACCAATCTTGGGAACCTGCAAAGGGTAGTTGAGGGATCGGGCGAACTGCGGCCGTTCATGGCGGCAAGGCCGGGGCAGGTTGATGCTGCGGCTCGCACCTCGTTCGACAATTTGGCGCCTGCCGCCGCCAATCCATCCGAAATCGGGCCTGCTGTCGGGCAAGCTGCTGAAGGCACAATTCAGGACGTTACCCAGGCCATTAACCGCCATACTAGGCCGCTCTATCAGGCCGCAGAGGCGCAGAGCATCGGGCCACAGGTGCATAACGCGCTCATGGGCGATCCGCTCTATGCGAGGACATTACAGGAGATCCGCAACGATCCTTCACTGAACCGGACCATTGCCCATTTACCTGACGATAGCGTTGGCGTTGTGGATCTGGTGCAGCGCAGACTTCGGGAGCAGGGGGAGAATGCTGTTATACCGGGTCAAGCGAGCACATCGAATCTTGCTGCGGCGAATTACCAAGACGCGCGCACCGCGCCGATCGCGGCGGCAGAGACGGCCACCGGGTCTCGACCGGGCATCCAAGGAACCTACGAGGCCGCCCGCGACCAGCAAGAAGCATTGCGCCGACAGTATCTTCAGCCGCTGACTAACGGACCAGTCGGCCGATTGGCTGAGCGCGATCTAACCACCCGCAAGGCGATTGAAACACTGTTCCCGACTAACCCGCTCCCGAATAGTGAGCGGGAGGTGGAAGCCGCAGTGCGGGCGGTAGCGCAGCGAAGTCCGGCGGCGGCTACCCAGCTCGTCCGGGCTCACGTCGAAAGCGTCTTCAATGAGGCCGTCCAGCGCCTGCAGTCGGGGGCCAACGAATTCGGAGGAGCGGGGTTTGCTGCAGTGCTCAGGGGAAACCCACAGCAGGCAGCCAACCTCGAGGCGGCGATCACCGCATTGCGGGGCGGCCAGGCGTATCAGGGCTTCGATCGGTTTTTGAACATTCTGGAGGCGCAAGGCAACCGTCAGCGCATCGGGTCTCAGACCGCATTCAATCAGGAAGTACAGAAGAATTTGAAGCAGGGCGGCACGGTTGCGGAAGCGCTGACCGGCGTCGCATCAGGCGGCCTTAAGCTCCCGTCGAAGATCAATCAGCGCATAGAGCAGTGGCGCATGGGCGGGAACGTCGCGCAGATTGCGGACATCCTGACCAATCCAGCCTCAGCCCAGCTCTTTCGACAGTTGGCGACAGCGCCTCCGACCTCAGCAAGAGCTGCGGCGATCATCTCGCGGCTCGCATATCTCGGCGACCGCGGCCGGGACGACAGCAAGTAGGAAATCAGAACATGCTTAAACGCGCGTGCGCTGCTCTGGCGGCGTTCTTTGTGCTGTCCGCTGGGGCACACGCCGCCGGCACCGTCCCAGGCTTCTCCCTGACGCCGCAGTTCGACCAGTCCGGCAAGGTCGCGCTGGGCTGCAAGCTCTACGTCATCCAAGCCGGCACGACGTCTGCGCCTCAAAATGTTTATCAGGATACAGGGCTGACGACCCTGCGCCCAAACCCGATGACATGCGATGCATCCGGTCGGCTTCCGCAATGGTTCGTTGCTGATGGGCTTATTAAGCTTCGTCTGACGGACAAAAACGGGGTTCAAATCTTTC